GCGGCACCCGCCTCTCCCCGGGCAAGAGCGATCTGCTTTTGCTGGATTTTCTCTGGATGACCGACAAGCACGAGCTCTGCCGTCCCGCAGACCTCGTCTGTGAGGACCGTGCCGTGGCCCGGCAGATGACCGACAATCTGGCCGAGAGCGGCGGGCCGCAGGATATTGAGGACGCCGCCGCACAGGCCAGCGAGGATGTGGTGGCCCAGCGGGAAGAGGCGCTTGCCAAGCAGCTGGAAGAACAGCGCCGCAAAAAGGCGAAGCTCGTTGACCCGCTGCAATACGAGATGAGCATTCAGGCCGAAGATCTCTCCGGTTATGTGCCGGCCTTTGGCTGGGAAGCTGGCCCGCCCAGTGCAAAGCAGACTGCCGCACTGGAAAAACTGGGCATCCTGCCGGACGCCGTGGAGTCTGCGGGCAAAGCGGCTCTCCTGCTCGATCGTCTCAGCAAGCGCCGGGACGAGGGCCTGACCACCCCAAAGCAGATTCGCTGCCTGGAGAAATACGGCTTCCAGCACGTCGGCACATGGAGCTTCGAGGCTGCACGGCAGATGATAGACCGCATTGCCGCCGGCGGCTGGCGGGGCGCGCCGAAGGGCGTTGACCCCAAGAACTATATCCCGTCTGCTGAGCCGGTCATCGCAGATGATATGTTACTATGGTAATGCGAATGGAACATGAAAATGACATCAAAGAAGCGCTGGACTTCGTCTCCCCGTCCGCCCTGACCTATGAAGAATGGCTCATGGTGGGCATGGGCCTGAAAGAAGCCGGTCTGCCCGTCGCCGTGTGGGAGCAGTGGAGCGCCCGGGACGGCGGGCGGTATCACAAGGGCGAGTGCATCAAAAAATGGGAGAGCTTCCACGGCAGCTCGAAGCCCGTTACCCAGAGCAGCATCTTCCAGCTGGCCTATGAGCACGGCTGGTCCGGCCCTGCAGGCCATGCGCTGGACTGGGGCGATGAGCTGACCGTCGGTCCGCAGCAGCCCGCACTGGTAGACCCCCGCTGGGTCGAAGAGCAGGAGCTTCACCTTCCCGACACATGGGAGCCTGCCCAGCAGCTCAAACGCTACCTGCAGGCCCTCTTCGAGCCGGACGAGTATGTGGCCTATGTCACCGAGAGCTTCATGGCCGCCGACCGCCGACGCCCGGCGAAAGGCTGCTGGGACAGAACTGCCGGGCAGCTCATCGAAGAGCTGGACGCCTGCGGCGGCGACGTCGGCAAGGTCATGGGCGACTGCGACCCGGAAATCGGCGCATGGATCTGCTTCAACCCGGTGGACGGCACAGGCCGGAAGGATGCCAATGTCACCAGCTACCGCTACGCCCTCGTGGAGTGCGACAACATGGAGCCCGGCAAGCAGCTGGCGGCTATCCACCAGATGGAGCTGCCCTGCGCCGCGCTGGTCTACTCCGGCGGCAAGAGCATCCACGCCATCGTCCGGGTCAACGCGCCGGATTATGCCGAGTACCGCAAGCGGGTCGATTACCTCTACGCCACCTGCCAGAAGAACGGCCTGACCCTCGACCAGCAGAACCGCAACCCTTCCCGCCTCTCCCGGATGCCCGGCATCCTGCGGGCGGGGCAGAAACAGGCTCTGCTTGAAACGAATGTCGGCAAAAGCTGCTGGGAGGACTGGTGCGACTGGGTGGAGGCCTGCACCGACGATCTGCCCGACACCGAATGTCTGGCCGACGACTGGGACGACCTGCCCCCGCTGGCCGATGCCCTCATCTCCGGCGTACTGCGCCAGGGCCACAAGATGCTGCTGGCAGGCCCCTCCAAGGCGGGCAAGAGCTTCGCCCTCATCGAGCTGTGCATCGCTATCGCCGAGGGCAAGACGTGGCTGGGCCGCTTCTCCTGTGCGCAGGGGCGTGTACTTTATATCAATCTGGAACTTGATAGGCCGTCCTGCCTGCACCGCTTCAAGGACGTCTATACCGCGATGGGCCTTGCGCCGGACAATCTGCGGAACATTGACATCTGGAACCTGCGCGGCGCATCTGTCCCGATGGACAAGCTTGCCCCCAAGCTCATCCGCCGGGCAGGCAAAAAGGGCTACACTGCCGTCATCCTCGACCCCATCTACAAGGTCATCACCGGCGACGAGAACAGCGCCGACCAGATGGCGAAATTCTGCAACCAGTTTGACCTTGTCTGCCGTGCGCTGGAATGTGCCGTCATCTACTGCCACCACCACTCCAAGGGCGCTCAGGGCGGAAAGCGCAGCATGGACAGAGCATCCGGTTCCGGCGTGTTTGCCCGCGACCCCGACGCCATGCTGGACATGACCGAGCTGATGCCCACCGACGCTATCCGGGAGCAGCTCCACAACAAAGCCGCCTGCCGGGTCATCAAAGCGATGCTGGATAAGCGCGGCCATGCAGATGCCTACGGCCCGGACGATGCCCTCAGCAAGACCCGGATGCTGGCCATCGCCAAAGAGGACCTCGGCCTCGCCGACCTGCGGGCCATCGACGCCGAAGTGGCTGCGGCTCAGAAGAAAGCCGACAGCATGACTGCCTGGCGCATCGAAGGCACCCTCCGCGAGTTTGCAAGCTTTGCCCCGGTGAACCTCTGGTTTGACTATCCGGTGCATAAGCCGGACAGCGGGCTTCTGGAAGATCTGCAGCCGGACAGCGACTTCCGCACACTGGGTGCGAAAGGCGCAAGCCGCCGCTGGGGAAGCAAGGAGAAGATCACCAAAGACAAAAAGACCGAACTGGACACCGCTTTTGAGGCCTGCATGATGGACGGTGAGGTCACCGTCTACAGCCTCGGTGAGTACATGGACCTGAAGCCCCGCACCGTCAAGAACCGTCTGAAAGAAGACGGGCGCTTCTGGATCGACGGCGAGAAGGTCGGCCGCAAGGAGCCCGGCAGCAAAGGTTAAACGCTCTGTTATATTTGAGATTACGTTTTGTTGTAAAAATGCAGTTATAGCCGCTATTTTGCACGACTGCAAAAACTGCAAAATTGCAGAAATAGCCGCTATGACTGCAACATTTGCAGTGCAAAATAGCCTATATATAATAGCATGACTGCACTGCACTGTGTGATGGGGTATCCCAGAGGATGGGGCGACCACAGCCCCCATCCTCCGGGGACCCTCCCCATCACGTTGGCCGCTGATACAAAAAAAAGAAAACGAGGTACGAAATGACCACACAGTTTTTTATCCCCATGCGTCCGCCCACCACTACCCATAACGCCAAAGAGCTTCATGCCTACATGAAGGGCGGCAAGCCCTGCGCCGTGCTGCATGACAGCCCTGAATTGAAAGCCGCCCGTGCCAAGCTCCACGCCTACCTTGCGCCCCACGCCCCTGAGAAGCCCATCCCGGCGGGCC